CAGGAATTAATCCGGCAAGAAGAAGAAAACGAAACGGGCGGTGAGGCACCATTACAAGAAGACAAAGAAGATGAGGCATTCAGGAAAGCAGCAAAAGAAGAATTACCAAAAGAATGACAATAGATGAAGCCGATAAAAAAAATAAAGCCGCTATATTAAAAGGCCGTAAAGTGCATCTATCTTATCAGGAGGTAAGTGAAAAACAATTATGGCGGACATATAAAAAGGCTGCCGGGAAGATCGGCACTAAAATAATGCTTGAAGAAGCGCCGATACCAAAAGCGAAATTAAGAGTATTATTAAATAGCATAGATAATGAAATAAAACGGTTAGATAATCGAGTATTAAATTCTATTAATGTTGCAATAAATAAATCGGTTAAAATGGGAATAGATAACTCGATAGATCGGTTATCAGTATACAGAGATTTTATGCCGGCTACTTTTGTTATTGATCCGACATCTTCAGTATTTAATAGTATTTACCATGATGCAATAAGAGCATTATTTCGCAGACCGCTTGATGGTATTGAATTAAGTGAAAGAGTATGGGATGTCCATAAAACAACTATAACTCAAATAAGACGATTAATAGCTAAAGGTTATTTATATGGCGAGCCGAGTTATTCTATTGCGCAACAAGTAAGGCGAATGTTATTAATATCCGATTCGGATATGAGAACAAAAAAATGGAAAGCTTTTTTTAAAGAGCATCCTCCGGGTCGGGGAGTTTATAAGTCTGCTTATAAAAATACTGAAAGAATTATGCGGACAGAAACAAATAATGCTTTCAGATTAGCGCAAAGTGAATATGCAAAAAGCCGGGCATGGATTACCGGAGTTAAGTGGAATAGAGTAGCCGGGGCAATAGAATGCGGGGAATGCGATACTTACGCATCACAGGATTTATATGGAATGGGAAGCGGTATTTATCCTGGTGGAGAAATACCAATATCGCATCCTCAGTGCTTATGTTACTTGACCGATGTTATAAGAAGAGATATTTTAAAAAGTGGAGCAACTGTAAATGTTACAAAAAGCACTTGACAAAAATATAATAAATAGAAAGACTATATATAGTAAGGAGTTTTTATAATGGGAAAAACCACTACGAAAGAAATGGGTAGGGTTAAAGTTGAACAAAAATATGTTAATCATATTGAACAAGGGTTATCTCTATCTGGTGGCGTGATGATGAATGAACTGGGAGCTAATCTTGCATTAAAGTTTGGCGGTTGGAAAAAGGCCATGGATGATGCAGGGAATCTTGATTCAGACACAAAGGTCAGGATTAGTGAAAAAAGATTAGTTGGAGAAGAACAGATTAAGGCGGCTTTATTAAAAGCAAGAAATGCACGCAAAGATGCGGAAGAATTAAGAAGAAAAGAAAACCATAAATATTTGAAAATTGTAATTGCTTACATAAAAGAAAATTATGGTGAAGAACGGCGGGAAATCATAAATGAACCAAATAGCAGATTAGTTGGTTATGGAGACCGGATAGAGATAGATAAAAACAGGCATCTGCATAAATTATGGTAAGTGGATAAAGTAACAAATAATGTTTTATATGCTGTTTATTTAGACCAGCAAGTTCAGAAAATATTAGAACAAGACTCAAGTCAGCGAGCATGGGCTGATGTAGATAAAAGTAAACTACCTAGATCGTGCTTTCTGTGGATAGAAGACCCTAATAAAAAAGCAACATGGCATTTACCGTATCGGGAAGGCACGGGCGGACTAGATCCCGATACAAAAATGTATCGCAGCGCAGGGCCGGTTAACCTTGGCGCTCTACGAGCTATTGCTGCTGCTTTGGGCGGGGCAAGAACCGGCACGCCAATGAAAGTACCTTCTGAAATAAGATCAAAAATCAAGAAATTACTCCAAAGATATAATATAGGCGAATACAAAGAAAACAAGCAGGGGGATAAAGTGGATATTGAAATTAGAGAAGCTATAATTGATAGACAGTTTGTAGAAAACAGTATTGATAAAGAAGCACGAATAATAAAAAATGTTGCTATCTTACGGCCAACATCTTCTAACACATATATTAAGGGTACTAAAGGCACAAAATTTTCAGAACAGGCATTAAAAGATATTGCAAAATTGATAACTGGAAAGAAATTTTATATAGATCATGCGAGTGAAAGTGAGGATCGAGATAATAGAGGCGTTCGGAAAACAAGCGATTTAGCTGGATATTTTGAAAATGGCCGATTAGAAAACAATGTTGTAAGAGCTGATATTCATTATTTAAAAACAAATGCAGAAAGGCTTGAAGATCTAGTTGACAACATGGCCGATAAAGTGGGATTATCAATACATGCTTTCGGGCCGATGAGTATAGATCGAGATAATAATGTTGGCGTTACGGAAAGCATTAGCAAATTAGCATCCGCCGATCTTGTAACCGAGACAGGATCAACAATAAATCTATTTGAATCTAAACATGGAGAGGAAGAGATTGAGGAAATGGATTATACAAAAATCGAATTAAAAGAGCTAAAAGAATCACGGCCTGATATTATAGAGGCTGTGCAGAGCGAGGTAAAAGAGAATATGCAGAATGACGAGGAATTAAAAAAACTCAAAGAATCTAATGAAACTTTAACCAAAGAAAATATCGACTTGAAAAAAAAGGTTGATGAAGCCGAGGTTAAAGAAGCTGCCAGAAATCGAGAGGTGAAAATTCTTGAATTTATCGAGGTGTCAAAGCTAAAAGATAATAAAGAATTTGTAACACCAAGGTTTATGGAATCTTTGAGAGATGGAAAAGATGAGGCGGATATAAAGGCTCTCATCGAGGATCGAGTAAAATTGATCGAAAAGTCACGAGAAGGCGTCAATGGCATGGGCGATGAAACCAATACTGATGGTGAGCAGACCCAAGAAGTCCTTGAGGCAAAAAAGAAAGAGTACGAGGCAGTTATAAATGAGTAACAAAATGCGATACAGATGGGGCCCGCTTGTTTTGAAGTGGGTTGATAAATCTGCAACTGTAGATGTTGAACAGGGCGATATGCTGAAATGGGTTGCTGGTGGAACAGTAACTCCATGTACTACATCTGCTGATTCAAAAAATCTGGTTGGGATTGCTATGAGTGCATCCCCGACAAGTGATGCGAGTGGCCAGAGTGTAAGAATGGCAGAAATCGGGCATGGTACGGTTTTTGAAATGACCGTTGACGATAGTTCAACATATACTGTTGGCACATATTTTAAAATTACCGGAAATCAGACGCTTGATTCGATGGGAGAAATGACTACCATTTCTTCTTCAGCGACTAATGCGGTGGCGGTAAGCATCCAGGAATTGGGAACAGCAGGAACAGAGGTTCTAGTGCAGTTCTTACCTGGAAAATTCCAGGCTGAAATATTGGCGTTATAAGGATTATCTAATGAATTATACAAGACTTAAAGAATTATACGAGAGCGACGGAGAAAAAAGGTTCGCTGTCAATATGCTTAACATGATCCATGAGGGGAAACTCAACGCCGAGAATTTTTCACTCAAGGGACTGTGGGAAGCAATGGGAAGACCGGATTTTGCAAGAGATAGAAACATCTTAGACAGAGCGGTAACCGAGGCAGAATTTAAAGAGGCCGTGGATAGCTCGACTTTCCCGAAAATAACTGGAGCACTAATTAACAAAGTGGTGCAGGAAGCCTATGATCTGGAATATGGCATAGGTTTTCAGTTGGTTACAAAAATACCATCTACTCAAAAAGATGATGTTATTGTCGGTTTTGCTGACGATGATACCATGCAAGAAGTGCCGGAACTGATGCCTTATCAGGAAGGTTCGGTTACTGAGAAATATCATAAAGTTAAAAACAGAAAATGGGGTCGGATTATTTCGGTGTCTGAAGAAATGGTAAAATTCGACAAGACACACCAGATTGTAAACAGAGCAAGGCGTGTTGGGGAAATGGCAAAAGCGAAACAAGAGGAAATCATCATAAGTGCAGTTACGGAATATGTTTCTACTGGTGAATATGCCTCATGGCGGCCGGGCGGAACAGCAACTACATTATATAATTCAGCATCAGCTGATCCCTATACCAGCGATACGCTAAACAACTTGGGAACCAATACGCTTGCCGATGAAACCGATCTTGATGCAGCAACTGCGGCTATGGCTAGTTATACGGATGAGAATGGAACTTTACTGGCATTAGTACCGAAAGTTTTATTTACTTCGATGGCCCTTATGGGTGTCGGAAGGACAATTACCAGATCGAAACAGAATGTTATATTGACTGCGCCTGCGGGCAATTTCAATGTGTATTCTCAAGAAATGGGAATTAAGCATCTTTACAGTCCGTATGTGGATAGTCTGAAGGGTGCTAAATATTGGTATTATGGCGATCCAAAAAAACAATTTGTTTATACTGAAGTATTTCCTCTTAGGACTTTTCAGGCTAAGAAAGGGAATGATCAGGAATTCGAGAGAGATGTTCTTTTTCGCTTTAAAGCCCGGTTCATGGGCGGCTGCGGAGCGATAACAAATCGCTATGTGTTTGCCTCCACCGGCGCGAGTTAAGAGGTTATAAATGAGTACTGTAACTGATATGCTGGCTACTCTTGATGCAAAAATTGCTACTATTATAGCAAGTCCTAATGACATTGCATCTTATAAATTGGGCCAGAAATCGGTTAATAAAAGCGAGATTTTAAATACTTTACTGAAGGCAAGGGCTCAATATCAGGCCCTTGCCGAGGTAGAGCCGTATGAAGACATCCGGCATGTTGCGTTGGGTGTCGATGAATTTGGCGTTGATATATCCGAATATATCGGAGAGACAATTGCATGATTCGGAGGGAAGATACAGTCAATATTATTAGCGATGATCCCGAGGGAGCGGTAGCGGTAACAGTATATTCGGCTACTATTGATTACGAATCAAGGCCGCATGTTGAAAGTACAAGTACGGTGGTATCATCGAGCACCGTGATGTTTTTTCCATATCGGGGAAGATCGGATCGGGAAGGTAAAGGAATTATTTCCGAAGCAACCGATTTGATTATGTTCCCGTGGACATCGACCGTATCAACCATGCATCGAATTAGAAAAAATGCTGCACCGACCGATTATTATGAGGTATTACAGATTGATGTATTCGAAGATCATAAAGAAATATATGCCAAGAAAGTGGAGAATAGATAATGCTGCCAGGAAAATTAACAATAGGACATATCAGAGCAGCCGAGGCTAGAGGAGAAAAAACAATCAGGTATATGCGGCAGGTATATACTTTGGAGGAATTATATGGCCTTGCAGGGATTAGAAGAATTACAAAAAAACCTGCGGAGAGTAGACAACTGGACGAATCCGGCGATAAAAAGAGCACTGGAAGACGCAGCCGGAAATACGATAAATCATATCAAGACGAAGCAGGAGCATCTTTGGGGAAAATCTCTGGACAAGAAAACAGTGAAGGCGCATCCACATAAACATTTTTATGTGTGGTCGCAGGATTTGATAAATTCGATTCATAGAAGCAAGGTCAAGGTTTTTAGAAATGGAGCTGAAATAGAAATCAGAGTTGGGATGGATTATGGGGCTCTGGTTGAACTGGGAGGGCCGAACAGACGGGCTTATCCTTTTTTAGTGCCTGGGCTGGAGGATACGCAAGGAGAAAACATTAGAATAATGGCAAATGAATTGTCGAGGGTGTTTGGGTGAATGATTTAAAGGATCAGGTTTATAATATATTAACGGGTGATTCGACTTATTTAGGATTGCTTGGTGATCCTGCTGCTGATCCCTACAGAACTTTTTATATCCAACCGCCGGAGAAACCAGATTTGCCAGAAGTAATATATCGGTTTGGTAATGTGGTAATATCACAAGAGGATTTTGATTGTCGGATAATGAGAGTGTCTTTGACTGTTACAATATGGACACGGGATACCAGCTATGAAACGATAGCTGAAAGAATAATCCGGTTATTGAATCAAATGCCAAACAATGACAGTTATGGTATACGGATTATAGTAGATACCATGACCGAAGAATTATACGATGAAGATTTGAATGCTTTTGGAAGAGCAATTATTTTCCAGGTATTCTATCGGAGGGAAAGAATATGAGTACAACAGTAGCGAAGAAAATCCCCATAGGGCCCGTTCAAATTTATTGGAATGATGTCCGGATGGGAAGCCCGAAAAGTCAGGCGAGTTTTCGTTATTCAAAAGAAACCGTTCAGGCCGGATTAGAAGATCATGGCGTGAATGTTATATCACGAAAAACCAAAGAAGTAATGGAGATAGATGTTGTTATTGCCGATTTTGATCTTGCCAACATGAGATATGTATATGATGCTGCAACAGGGTTTGATGCAGTCGGGACCATATCGACAACGGCTTACAGTGCAACATCAAGCTCGATACAACGATATCGGGAAGAACAAACTTTAGCAGGATATGCTTCAAACACGCTAGATCGAGCTGGATATATTTCTGGCACAATTAATGTTTGGAGTCCGGGTTTTGCGACTGCTTATGTGAGAGGAACAGATTTTACTTCTACGGCAGCAAGCGGAACAATTGCAAGAATAACAGGAACCACCATCGGTGATGGCGATACAGTTATTGTCGAATATAATAAAACATCTACAGTTTCTATATTGTCGGGCGGTGGCCAACTTGCCGATTTTGAAGCCGAATTAAAATTAGTACACATTCTTGATGGCGGCAAAGCACTACAGTTCAAAGGCTTTAGGGCAAAGCATATAGGTTCATCGGATGCTGCTATTTCTATGGCGGCAGAATTTTCGGGTATTCCCATGACATTCCATCTGTTAGGTGATTTGTCAAAAAATCCAGGGAAACAATTATTTGAATGGAGCTTGGAGACTTAATGGTAAAAACGGAAAACAATCGGGGTGAATTTATAACACAAACTCAGGAACAAAGAAATAGAGGCGTATTAGCAGCGTGGTTACCTAAGTGGGCATGGTCTACTGCGTCGAATTTCAATTTGGTCAAAAAAGAATTTGAATCTGGCAAAGAATATGATTTAAGTAGTTTTAAACAAAAATATAAAGGGCCAGCGGTAATTGTAGGCGCAGGGCCAAGCTTGATTAAATATTTGTCTATTTTAAAAGATTGTAAGCTTCCTTTTTTTGTGCCGGAAACAATGGCGTCGGCTTTTGTTTATCATGACAGGCAACCGGAATATATAGCCGCCTATGATGGTGGTGCCGCGAAACTTTATTTGCAAAATTATAATTGGAAAGGTTCGGTTTTATTAACGCATCCGGCGGTTGATTCGACAATGCTTAAATGGTGGAAATGGGCAAAAATATATTATTTAATGATGCACGTGCCGAAAGTTGAAACAACGGGAATTGAGGGCAACTGGACTATGCAGGAATTGGTAGAATATGTAAAGGGACAGGCTTTTGGATCGGAGTTTTTCAGTTTTATAAATCCGATCTTATTTCCTTATATTACGGCAAGAATTTTAAATGCTGGCTGTGTTGTTAATAATATGGTTCAGACTGCGCATTTTATGGGCTATGATCCTCTGTTTATGGTTGGTTGTGATTTCGGTTATCCTTGGGGGATAAATAGAACAAATGAATACAAAATCCCGTGGCGTTTTCCGTTTGAGCCAAGATGGTTATGGAAAAAAAGATGGATAGAAAATGAATGTGTTTGTATTGATAAATTAAATAGACCATTGCATATGGCTGACAATGGTATTCAGACGACGGAAGAGCAGATAGAATATAAAATTGCATTAATGAGCATTTATAAAATAGACAGACCGCAGTTGTTTGATTGCAGCGAAGGAATAATAACAGAATTCCCCAAAGCTGATTTTAGAGAGGTTGTAAAAAGAGATGGAAAAGGATTTGAAAAACAATACAGAACTGATCCAGAGATTATCAGAGTCGCTGACGATTTTTACAGTAGGATCGAAAAAAATAAACATGAACGAAATGGCAATCGGAAGAGCGAAAAAGTTTGTCATACTGATAACCCAGACAGTTGAAGGATTAAAGGAAAAATTAAATCTGCCGACTGATCGGAAAGGTAATGTCAAATGGGACAAGATAACCTTACAATCTTTGATTGATGAAGGCGGGGAAATTGTTTTTAAAGAATTAACTGCGGTTCTGAACTTTCTGTTTGAATACAGAAATGATAATTATGAGGCATTAACAGTTGAATGGGTGGAAGATAATATGTCTTTTAGAATATTGAAGGAAATATTATTGGAGGTGGCAAAGCAGAATCAAATGAGCTGGTTGCCCCCTTTTTTTCAATCGAAGTTCAGCGAGGTACTGATGAAGTAACGACGGATGTAGACGTTTATGAAGTCTACCATGTTTTCATGCAAATCTATCCTGC